TCACGCTCTGCCAGCTCCATTTGTTCCCTGGCTGACAGGTTGCTGCGTCCTGTTTTGTCGCTGGTGATGTCTGCCTCATACTTTACTTTGACGGTGTTGGTCTTTTGGTCTTTATATTGTTTCCTGGCATACACCAGGTATCCGGTATCGAACAGCTTCTTTATCTGGCGCTGCACGGCTTGCCTGGTGATGCCCAGGTCGGACGCGAGTCGTGCCTGGCTCACGAATGTCCGGCCCAGCTCGTCGGTGTATCCGCAGATCGCCGCCAGTACTGTGAGTGCTGCTGTTCTGTTTATGCGTTGGTCTGTTACTGCCCTGATGGGCAAGATCGAGTATTTGCGCAGATCCTTGCTGCGTATTGTGTCCGGCTTCATGGCGCAGCTGCCTGGCCATGGCCGATATCAATTCTGGTTCTGTCCATTGTTGTCTTTCCTCATTTGGCGCCAGCAGCTCGGCTATTGCGAACATGCCCATGCCATCCTTTATACAATCCAGGTAAACCATCCTGGCATGATCGAGCCACTTATCAGTCATCGGCCCAGCTCACCGTTGCCACCATCAACGGCTGCCCGTACATCTTCTTGACTGTCAGCTCATAAACCTGGGCATCATCTTTGTAGACGATGCCATTAAACGCATCTAAAACGGCCTTGGCCACGTTGTCAATGTCGGGCCGGCCTGGCGTGTATATTCCCAGCAATGCTGCCTGGCGTTTCCATTTGGGCCAGGACTTGGGTATTTCAAACTGCGCCAGGATGTGCAGCTTGACCGGCTGCTCGGTCAGGTCAACGCCCTGGAACTGCATCTCGAGCCTGGCTGCCTCGCCGACTCGGTGTTCATAGTTCTTGGTTTTCATCGGCGTGTAAGCTCGATTGTTGGCAAACCTGGGCCGGCCTTTACCGACCGGCTGCCCCTCGACCACAACGTGCAGCGCCTGGGCTAGTTTCTCTTTATCCATGCGCTGATATGCTCCCTGCCATGTTCCGCCAGGTCCGACTCTGCCTGGATCTCATCCGATGTAATGTCGTCAATGGTCCGTTCGACTGACAAGCCGACCTCGAGCAGCTCGGTCGCAACACGGGCCGAGCTGGTGTTCCGTTTGTCGGCCAGGTCATCAATCTGCTGCCGAATATCCGCCGGCAGCCTAAAATAAAAGCTCACCAGGCGTTCTGATTTCTGCCGTGTCTTTGCCATCATTTAACCTTTCTTCTGAAATCCCTGGGGATGCAATTTGCCTGGTATCCGTCAGCAAGCCTTGCTCGCAGTTCTTTTGATAAAACAAACAGGCGCGATTGTTCGTCTTTTGTTGGCTCGTAACCATCATCTAGCCTTTCAAGCCATTGCTTCGCTTCGTTCAATAAAACGTCATCTGGCTGGTCAAATATGTGGTGACTGTCGCGCAGCTTGTACGGCGACCGGCGGTGATCCCGCTCATCAATTTGCTCAACAGCGAATCTATTAACATTACCATGGCCGCTGATCGCTCGCATCATTAACGATTGCCCCTGGTGCATCCTAAACTTACATGAAAACGGCTTGCCATCTTTGTCATATCCTCTGATCTCGAGCAGCTCACCGAGCCGGCCAGGATCTTGCTGCCTTAAAAACGTGATGCCGGTTTCTATCAGCTTGTCGCCTTCCGGCACATCACCAGGACCGCATACCTCGATATCGAAATTAGCCTGGTACTGTTCTCTGACCCGTTTTGCGTCAACTATACCCATTTCAAAAGCGTCCATTTTTACCCTCCCAGAAAAAAAATGAAAAAAAGTTAAAAAAAATGCGATTGCGCTATTGACCCTAGCGATATCGCTTGCTATGTAAAGGGTGTAGTTTGGTTATAGACAGGAGATTGATTGGATGAAATTGACCCATAACCTTGTGAAATACCGGATGCGGCAGATCGACTGGCTTCGGCCTTTCGTCCCCGCTTTTGCCGAGGCTTACCACCGGATCGGTGATATCGGGTTCGCCCTCGAGGAGACGCTGCCCAAGTATGTGCCTGGCAAAGACATCATCAAGCTGCTCGACCCAGCCATGACCAGACATGAAGAATGGCATAATGTCGATCAGGACGCGGTTGAAAAATGGATGAACAACTAGGAGGCCCAGCAATGAAATTGACCAGAGAGTTTTACATTCCTAAAGGCGCCACTAAGGTGGCGGCCAAGGACACTGACGCCATCGTTTACATCAAGCGGGGCGAGCCTTTCTTCCAGGTCATGGCTTTCGCCGGCAAGCGGCAGAAGCCTGATTATCATTATCGGTTCAGCACCGAGGCCAAGGCCCAGGAGTGGGTTGCCTGGTTCTTCGAGGACCGGCGGAAAACCCTCGAGTACAAGGCCCAGGCCAAGGCCGAGGCTGCCGAGCGGCGGAAGGCGACTCGGGAGCGGGTCAAGGTCGGTGACATCTTCTTTACCAGCTGGGGCTATGACCAAACCAACGTGTTCTTCTACCAGGTTGTCGCTCGGACCGCCGCGATGGTGACTGTCCAGCGGATCGGCAAGGACCTGGCCGCCAGCGAGAAAGGCTGCGACTTTGTGATTCCTAACGATCTGGTCAAGGTCGGCGACACATTCAAGCGGATGCTTGGCGGTCGGGGGTTTAGCTGCGAGCATGGATACAGCGCGACACCCTGGGAAGGTGTGCCAGTTTACGAAACAGCATGGGGGTACGGACACTAATGACTGCAATGCAGTTGACAATACCAAACTGGGAAATAGCCAAGGGCAAGCCATGTTGCGCGGTCCTGGCTTGCGCCGTTGCAGCGCAGCGGCCTTTCCTGGACGCCTGGGGCTGGATGTGCCGGCAGAAAGGCAAGCGGTGGCGGGGCAGCATGTACGACCAGGAGATTAAGGCGCTGCTCGACCACTTGGGCGTAAAATACGATCGGATCTATGACGCTCGGGGCAAGCGGCCTGGCACTCGGTTGACGCTCGAGCGTTGGGCCAGGACTCACGCTGATCGGGGCAAGCTGTACTATGTCGTAACGACTAGCCACGCCCAAACGCTGCTCAACGGGACAGTCATGGATCAGCGGGGGCCAAAGCCGGTCGCTGAGTTCTGGGGCAAGCGGAAAAAAATCTTGTATGTCTTTGAGATCTTGACTGACCCTGGCCAGGACCCAGCGACATTCGGTTTGCCACTGTTCGACTTTGCGGGGGCTGCATGATGCTAGAGTTTATCAAATGGTATCTCGACAACCAGGCCGAGATTGAAGGCGCAGAGAGCAGCAACGCTGCTCCGGCCAAGATCATAACAGAGCTGAAGGATCGCACCTGGGCCATGACACATGAGCAGCGGTGGATCGTTCATCAGATTTTTGCGGAGAAAAAATAATGACAAAAGATGATGTGATTTGTTTTTTTATTCTAATGCTGTTTACCCTGGGCTGGTTCGACTGGCTCTGGATATTCGGCGTTGAGTCTAGCCGCAGCTGGACATGGTGGGCTTTGGTTGCACACTTTGGGGCCAACTAATGTGGGTTGGTACCAAAGGCCCAAAAGGCCGCAACGACAAATGGGTTCGGGAAGATATGCCTGGCCTGGTTATCAGACATTGCGGCCACCCAACGGCGCTGCGCCCGTATTGGTGTACATATAACGACATGGCTCTTACAGCCTGGGATATCCAGCCCAGCTGCTGGCCTCGCGTTGAACGCAGCGAGTGCCAAAACGAAACTATCTGTGCGCTGCGTAACCTGGCTGATTGGAAGATACACGCGGAGTATTGGTATCAAACTACAATAGGAGGTAATCAATGACATTGGATATGTTTGAAACGCCAGCATACAAGCTGGCCAGACGCGATGACCCGTCAACGAGTCATGCAGCTGCCGAGGCGTTAAACGTCACGGCCATGGAAAAAATTGTTTACGATGCAATTTGCAGTTTCGGGGATCGAGGCTGCATTGCTGACCAGGTATGTGATGCGCTGCCTGGACACAGATACAACAGCATCACGCCCAGGTTTAAGGCTTTAAAAGAAAAAGGCCTGGTCATTGTCGATGACCGGAAACTGAAAGGCGCCAGCGGTCGCCAGCAACTTGTAATGTGGGGAAAGGATTTTTACCATGCCAAAGCTCTCACCAGATAACCATTTATCCGGCAGCGTAATGCCGGCCTGGCTGGGGTATTCACCCTGGCAAACACCTTATGACGTTCTCGAGGCTGCCCGTAACAGCGTCCAGGGGATCGAGCGGCCACCGCTCGACAGCCTGGCAGCTGACATTGGCACCGAGGTCGAGGGCGTAATCCTCGAACATGGCATGCGGATGCTGGGCCTGGATGAAGCCCAGGTTTATACGCATAGCCACAAAGAGGCAAAGAAGCACCGATTGATGGAGCTTTATTATTCTGATGACGGACTCTATGAACACACCGAGCCGGTCGAGTTCGAGACGGATGCCAGCAAAAATATTTATGTGATGAACGAAAGCGGCAAATTGTACGTTGATTGCCCGATGGTCCTGGAAGCAAAGTTCACAACAGTTCACAGGCGAGCTGATGATCCGCCGTTGTATCGAGGTCCGATCCAGCTGCAAGCCGGCATGATGTGCCATGGTTATGGCGCCGGCATCTTGTTTACCTGTCACCAGGGGCGCGAGATAACAGCTCACATATTTAGCAACCACACGCCGACTCAAACAGCGATCAAGCGCGGAGTCGCCAGATTTGAACAACACATGGCTGATGGCACCTGGCCAGATCC